CATGAGCGCACGCGCCGATAAGATCGAGCGGTTCCGGCGTGGCGGAAGCAAGTGCCTGATCAACGTCAACGTCTTGACCACCGGCTTCAATGTCCCGCATGTTGACCTCGTGGCAATCGTGAGGGCCACCGAAAGCACCGGCCTATACATCCAGATTGTCGGGCGCGGCACACGCATTGCGCCGGGGAAAGACAACTGCCTGGTGCTGGACTACGGCGATAACGTGATGCGCCACGGATTCATTGATCAGATCAAGCCGAAGATCAAAGGCCGCACGGAGGACGGTCAAGCCCCGGTCAAGAAATGCCCAGAATGTTTGACTGTCAATCATGCCGCCGTTAGAGTGTGCATCGAGTGCGGCCATGAATTCCCGCCTCCGCAGTTCAACCACGGAACGAAGGCATATTCTGGCGCGATGATCTCCACACAGGTACAGGCCGAATGGGTTGACGTTGACGATGTGGGCTATTCCCGCTGGCGCAAGGAAGGCAAGCCAGATAGCATCCGCGTCACCTATTATTGCGGCCTGATCAAAGTCTCCGAGTGGCTATGCCCTGATCACGGAGGCTATGCTGCGGAGCGATACCAGAAGCGGATGCCATCGCTAGGAGCGTCTGCCATGACCACCGAGGACGCCATGCAAGAGTGCGACCACTGGATCAAGCCGCGCAGAATAAGGGTGAAGCCGAATGACAAGTTCTACGACATTGTACAACTCGACTATAGCCAGCCCAAGCGCCTCACTGCCGAAGAGTTGGCAGAACTCCAAGAACCGCTGTTCTGATTGCGTGAGCCTGTACGATGCTCGATATTGCACTCATTGGCGTGACGTTGTACCTGATGATGTACAGAAAGAAGGCTGCGATGCGTTTAACGGTTTCCCTCCCTTCTGAGCACGAAGAGCAAGCCGGATTCGTGCAATGGTTTCGCGCCAAGTGGCCTCGTGTATTGATCTTTGCAATACCGAACGGCGGCAAGCGCAACATCTCGACGGCAAAGAAACTTAAGGCCGAAGGTGTCGTTCCTGGCGTTCCAGACTTGTTTATTCCGGCATGGGGAATCTGGATCGAGATGAAACGCCAGAAAGGCGGGCGCACTTCATCGGATCAAGACGGCATGATTTCATACTTGGAAAGCATCGGCCATCACGTTATTGTTGGCTATGGCGCAACCGATGCCAGCGACAAGCTGCTGTCTTTGTTGAATATGAGCGGGGCGGCGACTAAAGGAGGATAGCCACCGCCCCATACATCCGGGGGAGCAAACCGGATGCTTACATTAACGATTGATTGAGAACTCTAGTCTAGGCTTGCCATAGTTTCAAGGAGGAACATCATGGCGAAATATGAATACGATGCCACACAAGAGCAGTGGCTTCATGGTGATCCGGGCGTGCTGTCCGGTTCAGTGGCCGCTGCTGATCAGCGGTATGCCAAGTCTACCCAGGTCAGGGAGAGCTGTGCCCCTCGGCTTTCCCTGACCGACTGGCTGATCTGCGGCCCGATAATGGTCGGTCTTGGCTTCCTGATGGGAGTGTACTGGCCGTGATGAGGTATCTTGTTCTGATCGCAGCGATGACGGCTGGAAGTGTCTTGGCACATGCTTCGGATGCGACTCGATTGGTTACATCGGAGGCAAGACGGCAAGGCGTGCCGGTTGGATTCGCCTTGAAGATGGCGAAGATCGAGAGCGGTGTTCGATGTCACAACCACAACAAGCGAAGCAGTGCATCCGGCCCCTTGCAGGTGCTACGCGGCACAGCGCGGGCTATGGGCTACCGTGGCGACATCCGGCGTGCATCATGCGCTACGCAGACGCATTACGGCATGAAGCACTTGGCTATGTGCTGGCGCGGAGCACGAGGCAATGCGGCATTGGCGAAACGATGCCACCAGGTTGGCGTGTCTGTGTTGTATGGCAAAAAGAAGAGGAGGCGTTGATGACCAGAGAGCCTGATCTTGAAACCGTCAATCGCGCATTGGGCGAGACGGTGAGAAAATTGCAGCAAGACTTGGCCGATGCTGACAGAAGAATTCGGCGGCTTCGAGAGGAGTTGGCAGAGGCACACAGAGCAGCGGCACTGGCCGCAGGGAGGGATTGGTGAGCCATTCGCTGAGCAAGCTTCTGTTGCTGTATGCCCAGCAGTTCGAGGACCAGCACGCGCCGCAGAACGTGACCCTCGCCCTGCGCGAGGCTTCGGCTGAGATCGAACGGCTGCGCGCCGTCCTTCAGCGTGTGCGCCGCTTTGGATCGCCAATGGTGAAAGGATATATCGATGGGGCGCTGGGCAGACAGGCTGGAGGCAGTGATCCTCTGGCTGATGATACGGTGGGTGAAGTTCGTGAACTGGAGGCGCAGGGATGAGTGATGTTGCCCATTCTCGCGACTGTGTGTTGCCCTCAGATGGCCGAGCCGAGGGACTTGTGAGGGCCAGCGAGTTGTTTGCGCTTGCTGCGGAGCGCGACTGCCTCATCGCCGAGGTGGAACAGAACCGTATCGACCTTGAGGAATACAGGCGTGATGTGGAGAGGCTGCGGGCGGCGCTGGAGGCTATTTGTATGATGGACATTAGCTGGGTTGGGGACGCCTTTAAGCTGAAGGATATTGCCCGCGCCGCGCTGGAGGAAACGTGATGTCGTTGTGTGCAGATATGAACCCACCTTGGGTGTTGCAGGAAGAGGTTAAACGCCTCACCGCAGAGAACGCCAAGCTCCGGGCGGCGCTGCTTGTGTGTGAGCTGGATCTGAATGCATACTACCGAATGGAATATCCGGGCGACCATCCATACAGCCAGCAGGAACTGGCTCAGGCAATAGCGTCAAACCCAGCCACCGTTGCACTGAAGGAGAACAACGATGATCAAGTCTGAACAAATACCGGATGAGGTAGTGCGGGTTATCAATGAGGCGTGCGCTAGTGGCAGGGCATGGAACACTCGCGACACCCTTGCCGCCGCTCTCAATGCGTGGCCGGATATGGAGTGCCGTCCGACATTCACGCCGTCGCGTATCATCCTGCCGCTGACACAGGAGCCAAGCACATGAGAAACAAATATGCCGGATGTTGTGCTGATTGCCGAGATTATGTCGCGGTCAATGGTGGATACTTTGAACGCCGTTCTGGTCGCTTCGTGGTGCGCTGCATGGCGTGTGTTGTGAGGACTAAAGAAGCTGCGGGTAAACCGCTGAGTGACGCGCAGTGGGAGTTTGTTCAACAACAGAAAGACGCACGCACATGACCACCACAACAGAGTTGATAGAGGCTGTTGCGCGGATCATAGCATATGAAACTGGCTACACATGGGGAAGCAGCGCCCTAGACCATGATGCTCTTCGCGAAGCAGCCATCGCCGTTATCGCCTTCATGCGCCCGTTCATCCGTGCCGAGGTGCTGGAGGAAGCGGCGAAGATGTGTGAGGAGTGCCCCCTCTGGCCATGGCGATGGCGTGGATTGGAATACCGACCCGCAAGTGACGCTTGCCGCCGCCATCAGAGCGTTGAAGGAAAAGCCATGACTGACATCATAGACGAACGCGAGAAGACACACGGTGATTATTATCAAGTGTCTATGATGGCACAGGAACTGAAGGACGCCATGCGGCGTGGCAAGAAATGGAGAATACTAGACGATATGCAGCGCGAGACGCTGGAGATGATCGCCAGCAAGATTAGCCGCATCCTGTCAGGCAACCCGCATGAGGTCGACCACTGGCGTGACATCGCGGGCTATGCCACGCTGATCGAGCGGTGGCTCACACCACCGGCTGACCTCGAAACCAAGCCTGACCGTTGATCACACGGCAGAACTCCGGCTCGAGCAACATGCCGCTAGGCGCAAAATGCAACACCACAAAACCCTGTGACCAGTTCACGGGGTTGTCCTCCGCATAAGCGAACTTATCGTTATCAGGCCCGTAATCCGACAACGTGCCGCACTCTACGCCCCATCGAAGGCCATTGTAATCCGCAAACATGGTAGCCTGGAGCCGATGCGTGTGCCCGGTCACAATCGACTTGCCGCTCTTCAATGTGTTGTTATAGGCCCCATGCACGCCTTGGTGAATGCGGTGTTTAACTACCGTGTGCTCATTGAGCCATAGGCTTGTGCAGAATTGCCACGCAGGGAAGTGGTCTGCGATGTCGAATCCTTGGACCTGTACATATTCCGGCGCTGCTTGCGCCAGCCTCGCCATGAAACGGTTGTCGTGGTTGCCATCTGTCCACATCAGATAGCAGCCGGGAGGCGCATAGGCCTCGATCTCTGCGTGACGTTCTTTGACGGCTTCTAGTTCCTCTGCAACGCTTGGCGTCTGCACGCGAGCGCCAGGAGGATGGCGGCTAATCTTCGCACCGTCGAAACTGTCGCCGTTCATGATGACCATCGACGGCTGCAAGTCCTTGATGATCTCGATCATGGCTGCGAAAGCCTTGCTTCGCTCACCCGGCCAGAAATGCCCATCACTGCCGATGATGACGGAGCCGACAACATTCTCTTTTAGTGCGCGGAAACCTTTTGTTGGCACTTCGATCTTGATCCGCTGGGCTGGCTGCGAGATCGTGTTCAGAATGATTCCATGCTTGCGCTC